ATATCGGTTACAATCATAATATCAATATACCACAACGGGGGGGGATATGGCTACCTATCGCGTGCCACGCAACATACGAACCATTGCATACAATGCATTGGAGAAAAACAGATCGTTACCACAATCACAACGGGCCGCGTATAAAGATGATGGAAACAAACGGGTACCGGGTACGGGTATGCGAACCGCCCGCCGGTTGGCATCGGGCCGTGTGGATGATGAACAAATACAATTGATGGCCGCGTGGTTTGCACGTCACGGGGCCGCCAATCAGGATACACGGCGCGATCAATCATCAAAGGCGGCGATCGCGTGGGCATTATGGGGTGGTACACCGGCCCAACGATGGGTTAACCGCCTCAATAAACAGATAGAAACGGATAAAAACAGATAGAAACACATAGGTTTTTACCGATAATACCCAACGGCCCGTGTATGTAAAACATTGGGCCGTTTTCTGTGTTTCATCTTCTTAAATTATTATTATTTCAATTTCATAATAAATTTATAATTTATCTGTTGATTTAGTAAAAATATATATATAACCGCCAACCGTTGGGCAACGTGGCCGGATCGGTTATCTTATTCTATCTGTTTTCATGTGTTTTTATCTGTTGATTTAACCCACCGCCGGTACAAATGGCACACCAATATATGCAACCGCCGCCATACCGAGGCACGCACCAATAGATTGTACAACGTGTAAACATCGTAAACATCCGTGCTTGCCGTGTGGGCGGTTGGCCGTACCCATCCCAAATATTTACGCACGGTATCCATTGATAAACCGGGGCAACCCAACGGTGTTAAATGTTCGTGCACCAATGCGATAGTATCCACACCCCGCAAACGTGGTACCCGATGGTTGCAACGTTTAAATGCCCGTTGCACGTAATCAATATCAAACGCCACGTTATGGCCCACCAATACGCCGCCATCCAACATTATGCCCAATACCTCAGCAATATCGGCAAACGTTGGTGCATCGGCCCATTTATCGGGCGTGTATCCGTTTATTTCTAATGCCACGGGATCGGCGGTGGCAATGTGTTTTGGGGCAATGCGTTTATGCCACCATTGTTTGGTGCCATCATCGTTTACAATAATAATTGCAATCTCTAATAGTTCGTGCCGGCTCGAATCTAACCCGGTGGTTTCTGTATCTATAAATACTAGTTTGGCCATAATATACCCCCAATGTGTGTTGGTGGGTATACTATAGCCAAATTATGCACGCTATTATATTCCGGCGGTTATGTTAGTCGTTTGGCACCCACACCCGGCCCGTTTTGGTTTGTTTGATTCGATACCCTAGATCGCGGCAAACCTGAGATATCCGGCGGTTATGCCCAACATGCCGTTGTGCCATTGGTACATCCAACGCATCCAATATTGTATCCGTTGTGGCCGGCTGATCGGGATTGGCATTTGGCCCGTTTGCCGCCTGTAATACATGTTGTGCGGTAACCGCCCACGGATCGGCAACAATGTATGCGTGTTGGATGCGCTCCAATTCGGCCGCCTCGGTTGGTGTTAAATGCCATTGCATGCCGGTGTTGTAATGGTGTACAGCCTCGCGAAATAGATCAACACGGTTTTGTGCTACCCAATCAACATCAACGGGGCGCACAATCTGTAATGGCCAAAATCGCCGTTCGGGGCCATCGGTTAAAAATTGCATATCGTTGGTTGTGGCAACGAATACCGTACGCCGTTTACGCAACACGGGGGTTTTACCCCACGTTGGGCGGTACCGATCGGCGGGGGATGTTAAAAACATTTTGGCATTGTTGGCGGATCGGCCGTGCAACGCGTGCATTTCGGCCAATTCCCAAACCCACACCAACGATTGGTGTATTAACTCGTATGCGCTTTTATTGGTAATGTTGATATTGGAATCACTGAACCATGTTTGGCCGGCCAACGCACGCAACACGCGCGATTTGCCCAAACCTTTAGCCCCAACCAACGTTAACACCGTGTGTACATCGCAACCGGGTTGCATGATACGGGCAACCAACGATACCATAAACCGCACCGCCAACATATCGTAAAACGGTTTTGTGCCGTGTGGAATCTCAACCCCCCAACGGGTGCCAAACATGCCCGAAATGCGCGGTGTATCCGTTTGTGCATCCCACGGTGGCAACGATTCCAACCATTCGCGTATGGGTTCAACACGGTTTTGGTTGGCAACGCGAATAATGCACCCAACCAAAAATGTATCTTTAGTTTTTAATCTGTAATCGCGCTCGAGATCCAACGCGATTTGTTCAATATCGCATGGTTCAATCATGGCCCCGTTATACAACACACGATCGGATTGTACGCAATATTGCAACGATTCGTATTTCGGATCGTTTTCTAATATTATTGCTAAATTGTGCCGGCTACAAACGGCGGTGGGTAGTTTAACCACGTTGCCCAAATCATCATGTTTTGCGGGGGTGCGTGTCAGTTTTACCCATGTATCTAAATGGCCCGATGGTGGGCAATGGGTGCGATCGATTTTGTGGCCCAACGATTGGGCGATCTCTAATACTTTACTCATTGTTCATTTACCTGTTTGTATGCATTGGTGTATTGTACCGCATCGGCCAATACATCGTTAAACGGTTGTTTGGTTATGGTTGCCACGGCATGTACAATGCGCAACATGGTTAACATATTGGGATCGTATTGATTCAAACGCCACGGGTGCAACGTTTGGTACCCAACATTTGCGGCGGCGGCAAACTCGGTACGGGTTAATTGCATATTCTGTAATTTAGAATTTAACCATTCGTAAAAGGTCATTGTGCACCCTCGTATGTTTGGATGCACCAACCCACCATGTGGTTATGGTACACTTTTAATTGTTCGCGTCCGTTATCGGTGATCACGTTGGCAAATATTATTACCACATGGGTTTGTGTGCTACGTTGAATCATAGCAAACAACGCGGCCGCCTGTTGTGCGGTTATTTCCTGTTCGATTATTGTTGGTTGCATTGGTTGTTGCCTCGGTTGGTGTTAATGGCCATGTTTGGGGCCGGTTGGTTATTAAAATTCGTTTGCAATTGGGTATTTACGGTAATGTAAAACCAAACGTGCAAAACTGTTAAACATTTCGTTGTTGGTTTGGTATTTGTTGGCCCAATGTTGCGCAATCGCCAACGATTCGTATGCGCCTAATTCGGCCCATGCACCCGCAACGTATACCAATACGGCATGTGTACGGGTTACGGTTTGCCCATTGGGGCGAGTGTGGGTTTGTGGGTTGGTTACTGGTTGGATCTTGGTTCGTTTGTACATGGTTGTTGCCTCGGTTGGTGGGTGGCCCCGTTTGTGGCCGGTTGGTTGTTTATATCTTAAAGATTGATCCATCATTTAGAGTAATGATTTTGCAATTGTATTTTGAACTGTAATTGCTATACTGTGCTGTGAATTGTGCTGTTACACAGTATCCAGTGATTTCGCCTGTTGTTGCTTCAGTGATTGGCTCAATGATTACCGAATCAAATTTGTATGATTCTGCTTTGTTGTTTACTTGAGAAAGGATGAGATTTGTTGCTTCTTGTTGGGTCATTTTGTTGCCTCGGTTGTTTTGGTTTATCAGTTATTACCCATTGGGTATACTTAAGTATACACCGGTTTATATATGTATGCAAACAAAATAATAAACATTTTTCAAAATAAACGTAATTGGCGCGTGTGTTCGTTAAATCTGGCAACCGCGTTTGCGTGGTATTCCGGCGATATTTCCCACGCATCCAAGGCATACCCGGCATTGTGGCATGCGATCGCAATTGATCCCGATCCTAGATGGGTATCGAGTATGCGATCGCCGGGTTTGGCATATAAATCCAATATCCATTGGTACAACGCCACCGGTTTTTGTGTTGGGTGGATTTTTTTACCGTATCCGGCCGCAAAATGATGCATTGTGAACATGCGCACGGGTTTGTTGTACGATGTCCAAGCCAATTCACAATCGGCCAACGGCTTGCCGCCGTTGTGTTTATTCCATACCAACATGCATTTGGTATTACTCAGGTAATCAATAAAGTAATTACCGCCCCAAATGATTTGGTTACGGGATACGCGCCGCAATTCCGTAAAGTATTCGGGGGGTGGGATCTCACTATCCCACAACGCGTTGTTGTTGTTTTGCCATGATTGGCCGTACATACTGGTTGATTGTTGATCGTGTACCATGTGTTTT